ATCAGGCTATTGATCCAAATCAAATTGTGGTGAGCGCACCTGTTGATACGCCCAAGGAAGCACCAACTCCCGTCGAGCCAAGTAAGCCCAAGGCTATTAAGTTTTCCATCACACCACAGTGGACGATGGATTTTGTTCGGGGCCGCATACCCAATGTCCAGGGGATATACGCTTCTACTACCATAGCAGAGGGTGGCGGTTGGCAGATGAGTAGTGGCGAAGGGGATACTTATATTGTCTCGGTTGTCGATTGGAATAATTGCATTGATATTGTGACGGGCAAGTTACGTGACTTGAAAACGGAAACATCGCAGCTAATGTTTTCAGACCACGACATCGCAGACGATCCCATACTAGGCCCATTGATGGCACTGGTGACTTGACGTAACAAACATTTTACTTTAAACTATACGTAACGATATTATAAGTTACATTGTAACGACAACTAAGCGACCCCGCTAGGCTTTGCAACTATGCTTACTCCAGACAGTCCACGGAGAAGTAAACGCCGTGGCCGCAATTCTATTAAAAATCTATTTAATCCAATTATAGCAGGGGGATAATTATGCCTATAAGACAAGAACCGACTAGGGGGACCGGCGGTAACAAGCGCGCTACACCTTATAGCAGGCGTGATATGACCCGCCAGGATCATGATAGCAACCAAGCAATTCTTAGGTCTCACAGTAAAAAAAATCACTCTTACAATGCTTACAATTATGATCGTGGCAAAACCCCCCTTGGGTTACGTGATAGAACTTCCAGCGGTAAAATCAAACAGATCGAAGGCAACGTAAAAAAGAAGCTTCACGGTAAGTATAAGAAAAGAAAGAAATAGCCATGCCCGGTGTATTAGATCCTAAGACCAAGAAGGTCAAGCAATTCGGTTACGATAAAAAAGGTAAGCGTCAAGCAGAAGACTATGCTAAGAAAATTGGCGGCGAGATAAAAAAGAAGAAGTAAATGAGAAACAATAAAGGCATTTCATTCTCACCCGTTGCTTCATTAGATAAAGCTCCTAAGACAGAGGACGATTATCTTAACTTCGGGGAAGATGTGTGGCGCTACCTCAGTGGTTCCCGTAGTGGCATAGAGCGCAATATCAAAGAAGCCCTGCATATGTTGGGTGGGAATCAATGGATCAAGTATTCTCCCAACAGCGCACGTTTCGACCACCACACCTTAGATGATTGGGTGCCTACCCCTGTTACGAATTACTTAGTCCGTAACTTTGACCGCATCGTCGACATCTTTATTACGGGCAATATCATGCCTAATGTCGATCCCGCCACGCGCAATCAAGACGATATAGAGGCTGCACGGACAGCACAGCACGTGCTTCAGTCCGAGTTCCATCGTCTATCTACCGATTTAAACCTTCATATACCTGCGGCTGGCTGGCTTGTTCTTTCAGGCAATGCCATCCTATACACGGGATGGGATGCTAAGGCTGGCGATAAGATGCGCCAACCTAAGATGGGCCTTGAGAAAAAAGAAGTGACACAGGAAGTAATGAACTGTGCTACGTGTGGTTATCAAGAGCCTGCGGATCGCGCACCGGAACGATGCCCTAACTGTTACGAGCGTCCTTTTTTAGAGCCGAGCCAAGAGCCAGTCTATGATATGTCTGGTCAGAAGTCCTACGACACCACCGAAGTACCGGAACTCGACAAGGACGGTTATCCGGTATATGATGAATACAGTGTTGGCAATCTAACCGAGTCTGTTATCAACCCCTTGAACTGGTATCCTCAGCCTGCTCGCTCATTCAAGGATGTTCGCTATGTCATGGAAACTGATCCGATGGATGTGGATCAGATTAAGGACAAGTTCGGTAGTAAGGCGAAGGATCTAGTAGCCGAGTCTTTGGATTATGAAAACTGGACAGGGGTCTTCGATCACCAAAATGACGGGGGTCAAGATGACACAAAAGACAAGGTCTTATTAAAGTTCTTTCGGCACGTTCCTGATCGTCGCTTTAAGAATGGGTGTCTGCTTATTTATGCAAATGGCAAGGTTCTTTACAAGGGGGACTTAGATAGCTGTGATGGCAATCTGCCCTACACCCACATAAAGTATAGAGATATGCCGGGGCTTTTCTGGGGTGGATCGCCCTTCAGTGACATGGTGCCGCTGCAAAAAAGAATCAATGCTGTCGATTCGCATATTGTCCAGAACCGCAAACAGATGGTCAGCAACCAGTGGCTCGTTCCCGAAGGGGCTGGCGTAAGTCATGTGGACGGTCGGGCGGGCCTTATCATTCGCTATAATCCCCATACCACAGGTGGCTTTAAGCCAGAACGATTACAAGGCGTTCCGGTGTCAGCGCAGGTATTGCAAGAGCGTGAGTCCACGTTGCGTGATATGGACGAAGTGTCTGGTGCGCGGGAAATCTTACAGGGTGGGATACCCCCTGGTGGGTCAGGGCTTGAGACAGGCGCAGCAGTGGAGCTTGTCCAAGAGCAAGCCTTTAAGAGATTTGGTCCAGCGATAAAAGCATGGAGGGCGGGCCTCTCTGAGCATGAGCATCGCAAGTTGATGGTCGTTCACAAGTACTGGAAAGAATCGCGGCTGGTTAAGAATATAGGTGACAATAAAGAAACGGAAAGTTTTCACTTCAGTGGGGCCGATGTCTATCGTGCGGAAGACATGACGGTTAAGGTAGGCATCGGTGCGAATTATTCTGATATAGCATACCAGCAGAAGATTATGAAAGCCGCACAGCTTGGTGTCTTGGGCGATATCAAGCAGCCCCAAGTTCGTGGGCGTGTCTTGGAAGCATTGGGCATTGATGGCTTTGAAGGTGAGTATGTCCTTGATGCTAAGAAAGCACGGCGTGTCCTTACTGCCATCCGAGATGGTGCGGGTCCTGAAGACCTACCTGAGATCCTTGAGATTGACAATCACCAGATACAATACGGTGTCCTTCGTGAGTTCATGCTTACCTCAGAATTTGAGAAGATGGATGAAGGGCCAAAGCAAGCATTGATGCAACGCGCCCAGCAGCATCGCCAGGTAATAGAACAAGAGCAGCAGAAGGCGATGCAAGCGGCAGAAGCGGCTAAAGGCGCACCCGATCAAGCTGCGGAAGGCATTGCTCAAAGTGGGGCAATGGGACCACAGCAATCGCAACAAAATGCACAACAATAGGAGATAGATGATGAGCGAAGTAACGGACGGTGCTGCTGTAGATACACAACAGGCCGAAGCCGACTTGTCCTTGCCAGAGGAAATCAGTGCTGATACGTTCGCGCAGCTTGCAGAGCTTGCGGAAAATAACGGCATACGAAGAATCCCCGGTACAGCGGCACCAGCTACCACTGCTGGAGAATCACAGGGATCGTCAGAGACAGAGCCATCGAATGATGGGCTAGCCGACGAAGCTCCAGTTGTAGATCCTCAACAGCAGCAACAACAGCTACAGGCGTTGATCGCTCAAACGGTTGCAGCAACAATGGCTGGACAGCAGCAGCAGCAGCCACAGCAACCCCAAGCCGAACCAGACCTACTAGAGCAGATAGCTCAAGAGAATCAGGGTATGGATCGTGAGGGTGTGAAGTGGTTTGTTGATAATGTCCAGAAAGTAATTCAATCAGAATTAACTCGTGAGCTTGGCGCAGTCAGGAATGACTTGAATTCAGTCAAAGGCGCAGTTGGTGCTGCACAGCAAGACAACACGGTAAAGCAGTATGAGAATCATATGAATACCCTGTTGGACAGTGCGGGTGTAGACAATGAATTTGAGCGGGAGTCGCTACGGGCGATGACTACTCAGCGTGGGCTGGACGGTTGGCGTAATAACAACCAGCAATTCAATCTTGATCGAGCTACTCAAATATTCCGTAACCTAAATAATAGCCGCTTAGAGTCTTCTCATTCCGATCGCAAACAGTATGTAGCAGATAAGCAGTCGAGCGCAAATTCCGCACCACCCCAACAGGTGTCTACGGGCAATGCTTCGGCGGCTGAAAGTATATACAAGCGATTGCGTGATCCTAATGATAAAGCCATGAATTTTAATGCCGGGGATTTTACGAAAACCGTCAGAGAATTTATGAAAAAAGGCACGCAAGGAGCCTTGGGCGGCGAGTAAAAGGCAAGTAAAATGTCCAGTAACTTAGCAAATATAGAGTCGGCACTTAAATATCTTTATCTGCCGCGCCTACAGTCTACGATCAATACCCGCAATGTATTGTCGAGTAGGCTTCAAACGAATACGGACCTGACTACGGTGTCGGGTCGCTCGGCTGTTGTGCCTATTAACATCCGTCCTTCGCAAGCGATTGGTGCGCGAGCAGATGAAGGCGATCTTCCCGCTCCGCAGAATCAAACGTATGTGGAGTGTCGTATCCCTTATAAGTACAACTACGCTACCATTCGTATTTCGCATCAGGCGATTGCCGCCTCGCGCAATGACGAGGGTGCTTTTATCCGCGTAGTCTCTTCGGAGATGGAGGGGATTGAGCGTGATCTTCGCAATGACTTGAATCGTCAGCACTTCGGTGCTGGTGAGGGTAGTCTTGGCACTATATTATCAGCAGATAATACTGCTAATACGATCACGATGGACTCAACTACCCACGCGGTTAAAACTGGCATGCTTATTGATGTTTGGCAGAACGCGGCTGGTGGTCACGCGGCACGTTATGCAGCACTATCAGTTACGGGTGTATCTGGTGCTGTTGTGACGCACGCTGCCGCCACTAACTCTGCGATTCAAGCAACTGACTGGATTACTCGCACGGGTTCTCGTGCTGCTGGTATTGCCGAAGCTAATCGCTATGAGCGCATGGGCCTTGAGGGGATTATTAGTAATACCGGAACCCTTCAAAATATTGTTCGCGGTGATTACCCCGAGTGGAATGCACAAGTTTTTGCCAATGGCGGCGCGGACCGTGCAATCACTGATACTATTCTTGATGATGCTCTGTTAACCATCGAAGAGCAGGGTGAAGGTAGTGTCTCTTTCGGTATTACTAATCGCGTTCAGTATCGTAGAATTGCTGACCTAATGACTCAACAACGCCGCTATACTCCCGGTGATCAGCAGAAGTTTGAAGGTGGTTTTACGGCTATTGAGTGGGGTGGTGTTCCGATTGTTTTTGATCGGGATTGCCATGTGCAAAGCAATACTTCTGAAACTGATGATGATGTCGTGTATTTCTTGGACGAAGATACGCTTGGCTTCTACGAGTTGAGTGACTTCGACTTTGATGATGAAGACGGTAACGTCCTCCATCGTCAGCAGGGTAAAGCGCACTATGATGCTACGCTATTCAAGTATGGCAACATGGGCTGCACTGATCCCGGCAACAACGGTGTGATTAAAGACCTCACCCGTTAACATCCTGTGAGGGTAGGGTCGAGGCGGCTCTACCCTCACATGTACATCTAAAGGCCCCCAATGTATATACCCGATCATGGTTTTATAAAGAAGCTAAAGAGATACGACGAGAAGCTTAATGTCCGATGGAATGTTCCAAATGAGCGTTGGGTAATAACTCGCTTTACTCCATCAGGCAATAAATTATATGACATTGAAACACACATTATGACGGTCAAAGGCCCGAACAATGAGTATCGTAACCTTGATGACCGAGTGCTTAATACCCTTGCTGCATCAGACCACCATCGCTTGGGCGCAAGGCGGGTGATTGATGAGATGATGGCAAAGCAAGACAAGCGGCAAGAGGAAATAGATAAGGATTGGAAATCGGACGTGGCTGATATAGCTAAAGAAATTGCAAAGCCTCTACGGGACCAAGCCAGTGAGGATTTTGGATCACCTAACTTACCTAAAGAAGATTATAAACCTGCGATTGAGCGTGCAATATGATACCATCAGAGATGGTGACAGACTTTAAGAACCACCTTGATGCACTAGATGGGTTTTTTGATGGTGCCGAGATCATGCGCCGACTGCACTCTGCCCAACAGGAGCTATGCCGTAAGATCGTTGAGGAAGACCCAAGCTTCTTTATTGAAACGACTACACTGGATCTAGTCGCTGGTCAGGAGACATACGCCCTGCCCGTCAACGCTCGCTTGGGTTCACGCATCGTCATGGCTGAGAACTTAACAGACACACTGGCAAATGATACGAATGGGCCATTGCCTGCGGCTCAGTTACGCGACTACTTCAGCTTTCAAGGCGTGGGGACATTAGTAGATCTTCACCCCTTTTACTCATTTATGATGGAGGGGAATAACATCCGCATAGAGCCTACGCCCAATGCGGCCGCTGCCGCTGCCGTGCGTATATGGTATGTCCCTTCTTATGGCAACATGCTTGAGGGCTTTACGAGTGCTGGAACATCCACCTCAATAACCTTCTCAGACGCTACGCCGAACTACGCCGCCACTTTTGGTGTAGTAGATAGACGTAATGATTTCTATAACGGCATGACCGTCCAGATTATTTCAGGGAGTGGGGTGGGCGAGTACAAGCGGATAACTGACTACAATGGCTCGACTAGAACGGCTACTGTGGAGAGTGCTTGGGGTGTCACCCCAGTCTCGTATGGTGATGATGTGAGTAAGTACGCCGTGGTCTGTCCTGTTCCCGAAGATCACCACAGTGCCGTTACTGTTCGCGCCGCTATGGAGGGTGCGATTAAGAACCGCAATAGGTTCGGGGAACTACAGGCTTTGTTTTTCGGAAGTCCCGGTCGGCAGGGGTTGATGTTCGACCTCCTCGCTTGGATCAGCAAACGGCAAGATCAGAAGCTTGAGACCGTTTACCCCTCTAATTATAACGGGTATTAAAATGCCAAGAGCCGCACCCATTTTTGCCGATGATGTCCAGTTGCCGAGAAACCCTTCGCAACCAGTTAAAGCGCATGTAAATATTACAAATGCCCCACCGCCGCAGAAGAAGCGGAGAGGAAGACCACCCAAAAAATGATGAGTCGTGGAGGACATTTCACTTGGTCTGAGGATACTATCTTGGGCGGGATACGACAAGATGTTAGCGAGAGCATCCCTCGTTACCGCAATTTGCAAAATGTCCATGTCTCTATCCTTGGCGCACTGACTAAGGATAAGGGCATTAAGGCTCTTACCGCCAGCGCAGTCGCGTCAGGGGATACGGTATGCGGTGTAGACGCTCAGTTCAATAACGGGACACAAGCACTTTATGTCTTCCAAGACCAAGGTAGTGCCACAAAAGCTTATAAGTATAACTCTGGCTCATGGGCTGTTTTGCAGTCAGGTGGCAGTGATGTCTCCTTTAATGGAACCGTTCGGCCAAGTGCGCTTATGTTTGCCGATAAGATGCACGTCTTCGATGGGCATACACTGAGGGCTGTTGACCACAGTGGGACCGTCACGACACCGGGGTCTTCTGATATAAACACCAGCAAGTTCGGTGTTGTTTACGCTAATAGGCTTATGGCATTTGGTAATGCCTCCTTTCCTTCTTATTTCTACCCTTCTGATGTCCGTGATTCTAGTGTGTGGAATGCTGATTACGCTATACGAATAACTAACACGTATGGTGAAGAGATAAAAGGTGCCGGGGTTTTGGGACCGTTCTTGATCGTCGGGGGTCGCACGTTCACACGGGCCTATTACCTCGGTACCGCTTCGCCATATGATTGGGATCACGACAGCATCTCCGATCAGATCGGCCCTATTAACTTCCAGAGTTTTGTTGTTGCGAGTAGAGGCACAGGTAACGGACTACAGAATTACGGGTTCTTTTGGTCGGAAGAAGGACCTATGATGGTCGTGCAGTCCGGTAATTCCATGCCTTCTCTCGTCCCACTGCACGAACCTATTCGCAATCTAGTGCGCGGCATTGACTACCAAGGGCTTGATGGGCTGGCCCCGGAGTATTTCAGCAACGTCGAGGGCGTGTGGGTTCCAGAATACAATGAAGTGCGGTTTGCAGTAACAGGTAAAGGCAAGACAGAAAACAGTATGCTCTTATGCCTAAATCTGGATTCGGCCATAGCGCATTCTCAGGGGGCCGAAGGCGCCTATCCGATGTGGCGCATTCGCAATAATTACAATCTCAATAGCAATGTTTTTCCATCGACCACTCTCTTTTCAGTCCAAGTCAATTCTTCGGGTGTCCCTAATACGTCGGGTCAACGAAGAGCTTTTTGTGGAAGAGATGGCTTAGTGTATGAGATGGATGCCGAGGTCACATCGAAAGATGATGGGACATTAATGCCCATGTATATCTATCGTGATGGGTATGATGGTCATAAAGATGGCATACGAGAGAATACAAAATCATTACGCCAGCTAAACTTACGCGCTACACAAGAAGGGAACTTCACGCTCAAGGCACGGTGTGCGGGTGATGGTGGTGTCAGCACAACAGAGATCGATATTGCCCGTGGGCTAAACCTATGGACTGCTGATTCCACAGTGGGTCGGTGGGGGGATGGTGGATCGTGGAACTCTGGTGAGTTTGTTACCCAACGAGCGGGTGTTGGTGTATTGGGTAAGAAGTTTGAATTAGAAATATATGACGAGGGTGTGATAGAAGCTCCAATACAAATAAACTCATGGACATTGATGGGTTACGCAGAGGATAGACGATAATGCCAACGCTTGATTACGGTGCTGCCTTTTTAGAAACTGGCGTGAATAATGTAAAAGCTCATAGTTGGGATGATGTTCTTGTTCCATTTCAGAAGGTGAGGACACTCCTTAATACTACGGGCATAGATACGTCTAATGTACAAGCTAATGGCATTCGCCCTGCTGACTTAAGAGCAAACACAGGGCTACTGGGTGTTCGCACTCAGGTATACAATGATACCGGCTCATCTATTGCGGCTGGCTCATTAGTCTACATGAAGGACTCCGCTACGGTTGGCAGTGAGACCTTCCCGAAAATCGTAAAAGCAATTACTACAACTTCGATGTCTACCACATACTTCGCTCAAGCTATTGTAGAAGCGGATATAGCCGACAATACAGCCGGTACTGTATCTCTCTTTAGTCAGGTTGCTTCACTCAACACTTCAGCGGGTGCCGTTGGTGATCCGGTCTACCTGAATACTTCAGCAGGCGGCTGGACTTTAACTAGGCCCACGGGCGGTAATCTGGTTCAGGTAGTTGGCGTGATTGTGGAAGATCACGCCAGCACAGGGAAGATCAATTTCTTTCTAGCCTCATTTCCCGATAAGAACCCTACGGACACATTAAGTGAGTTGGGTGATACGAACATCACCTCGGCTGCCGATGCCTCAATGCTACTGTATGACACAGGCACGTCGAAGTGGATTGATAATGTCATGTCGGGTGATGCTACTATGGCCGACACGGGGGCCGTTACCTTGGCTGGCACCAACACCAACCTGACTTCACTGGCTAATCTTGTAACAGTCGGGACCGTAGGAACCGGAACTTGGGCCGCGACAGACGTAGCTGTCTCACACGGTGGCACGGGAGCATCTAGTGCTGGCAGTGCGCGAACTAATCTGGGCTTAGCAATCGGAAGCAATGTCCAAGCATATGATGCGGGTCTTAATAGTATCTCCGGCTTGACTACTGCGGCTAATAAGATGGTGTATACTAGCGGCTCAGACACTTATGCCGTTGCAGACCTATCTGTTTTTGCCCGCACTATCTTGGACGATGCTGACGCTGGTGCTGTTAGAACTACGATAGGAGCGCAGGCATCCGGTTCCTATCAGACTTCAGATGCAGGGCTAACGAGTATCGCTGGCCTTACCACTGCCGCAGATAAGATGATCTACACTAGTGGTTCGGATACTTATGTAGTCACTGCCTTATCTGCTTTTGCCCGGACGATTCTTGATGATGCAGACGCAGCAGCAGTCCGATCTACCATAGGGGCAGGGAGTTCTTCGGCTTCTGCTTTTGCTGACTTATCTGACGTAGGATCAACTACGGCTACTGCTGGTAGATTAATGGTGGCCGATGGCGATAGTTGGGAGTCGGTAGCAGTAAGCGGGGATATTGCTCTTGCTTCCAGTGGAGCTATGACGATACAAGCCAACTCAGTGGCATTAGCCACTGACACTACGGGTAATTATGTGGCAACAGTGGCCGATGCAGGGAACAGCCATATTACAGTGGCTAACTCTGGGGCTGAGAATGCTGGTGTCACACTTAACATAACCGATAATGCAGTAGGCATCGCTCAGTTGGCTGGTATTGCCAGAGGCAAGATTATCGTAGGTGATAGCGGGGGCAATCCCGCGCTTCTGGCAGCGGGCAGCGATGGTCATGTCCTGCAAATTAATGGGAGTGGCGATGCCGTTTGGGGTGCCGCCGCATCTTCTGGTCATACGATACAAGAAGAAGGATCGGGCTTAACGTCCCGT